TGCCAGTACGATACCTGCGATTAACAAACTCATGACTCTATCTCCTTTGGGCTTGCGCCCGTATAACCAATACAAACCCGGAGGCACTACGCCCGCACGTAATGCCCCCGATGTCTGGCCTGGTTACTCCTCCTCGCAACCAGTCGAATACCACCCGGACGGATAGCGCCCGTGCTTCTTGTTCACACTCGTGTTGACGTTGCGCCGGGATCGTGGGGTGTTCGCGTACGTGGTCGTGGTGTCCGTGTTGCCCTGGTCACGTACGTACCCGCGCTTGTTCTTGTTGTTGGTCCTGCGAAACATGACTTTACTCCTTGCGCCCAGTATAGGCGCTGCTATGCACCCGCGTACATGGTACGTCGGTGCTATCGGTAAACCTTGTGCCCGTGGGCGGTTGGAGGTCGGGGACCGTCCCGCCCTACGCACACACGCCGCGCTGCACGCGGGCACCTGGCACCACCGGGCCGGGTGATGCCGGGTACCCGTGCGCCTACTCCTCGCGCACGATTCCGTGTTGGACGGCCTGGGTGTAGCTCAATTTTCCAGTCTCGACGTCCCGCGCGCGCCCCTCGACCGGGCGCACATCCGGGCACTCGCCCATCTTGCGGGCAATCCTGCGCTCAACCACCTGGCCATTTTCCATGCACCGGTACACCAGGTCCGGGACCTTGCGCGTGTACTCTCCTGGTCTTGGGGTTTCCTGCGTGCGGCCGTCCTTCCAGACTACCCGGTCCTCAGACCAGGCCTGGAGGAGCCTGCGTTCCTCGCGTGTTTGGCGCGCGGGCTGTGTTGTCCCATGCGGTACCCTGGCTGTGGGCGTCCACCCGGGCGATACCCGCGTATCCGGGTGCGTGGTACGGTGGTCGGATGTTACCCATGATGCGCGGGCCTTGCGCGCGCGCCTTGACTTGTGATACTTTTTCATCTGTTCACCTCATGACTCATCAGGGGCACCTCTCTGGCGGGCACCCTACACGCGGGCGGCTCTTTCTCCAGACCCGCGCGTTTCGTCGTCCTTACAATTTCACCTCTCTTGCTATGCGTGTGGGCGCGTGTGTTACATTGTTCGCTCGAATACTGCCCACATTTTCTCGCCGTCCTCATTGCGCACGTGCCTGTGTACGCGGATGACCGCGCCTGTCACGTGCTTGATGACGTCAAACGTTGCGGAGTAGCTTGTCCACCCCGTGGCCGCGTGTAGGCCCTGGTTGACAGCTCTCTTTTGCGCTCGTGTACGGCATTCCACCTGGTCGCCAATACCCAGACTCACGTACCCGAATGGTCCGGCGTAGAACCCGATACCGTCGGCCGCGTGCCCGACATTGTCGCCGTCCTTGCATGTACCCGCGCGCTCCCATCCCTTGCCATTGTGAAACATTAACGTACTCATAAATCACCTCATACGTGTGCGTATTGGTGCTACCACTAGCACTCCCTCGCGCGCTCACATTATGCTCGCGCGAGGGGTTGCTAGTCCCTCGTGGACCACCCCTAGGCAGGGCTGGCGCTCGTTGATTATCAGGTCGAGCCGTTGATTGGTCCCTACACTCCCACGTCCGGCCGCATGTTATCGGACTACCGCTGGTCCTAGGTCCCGTATCCCTAGCCCCGCGCGCTTGTACCATCTCCCCGCCTCGCCGGTGTACCGAGTGGCGCTCGTGTACACTAGCTACGCATCGTCCGGTAGGACATTCTCACCACACACCGTTCACAGGAGGGCCGCGCATGTTTGCCGCGTGGTATTAGCGTGGTATTCGTCGGTGGTGCGCTCCAAGGGTGCCACCCCTATGTGCGCGCTATCCGATCTTGATTGTTAAGGTACTCCCATCAGCGTAGGGCTATGCCTCACCACACCCCTTCGGGGTGACCCGGTGAACAACTCCGGTACTCCGCTGTCGATTTCGCTGTTAACGTTCTGACCATCATTGTACAGCAAGACGATACCAAAAATCTACCCTATATGTGGGGGGTGCCTTCCATCTACCCCCTATATATGGGGGTGGGACCCATGAACATGTGTTCTAATTCCTGGCATTGTATCGTCCACCTCTCCACACACACGGGGGGCCTGGCGAAAAACTGGCCTGGACCAGGTGATTACACTGTGTTATCATGGAAAACGAAGAAAACGAGGAAAACGAGGAAAACTATTTTCTTCGGTGATGGACACGTAGGGACATGTTTTATTACGGCCGGATGGCGTACGCCTATTACAGGGGACGGGGCCTGGTGATTATCCACGCGCCAAGGAAGGACCTGGCCGTGATGACTAGGAGATGGTGGGTAGCTGATGATGGAAGGCCATTACGGTCACACCTGGACGAACTGGGGTTTGACCTGGTACCTGACTGGGTATGGGGTGGGTGGTTAATAGTAGGATGGGTGATGAGGGCGGAACCTTCGGCCAGGCCGTAGTTTTTGCACACAACTATGAAGAAGAATGACGTGGCGGGGTGCCAGTTTGGAGAGGATGACAAACAACGGGGGATTGAGGAACTTGTTGTTTGCCAGACCCGCCACGTCGATCAAGTGACGGGATAAGTGTAGCCAGTTAAGCGGGTGGATGCAACTAGATGGAGGTGGGTGCGGGCTGCACAACCCGCACCCAACGGAGTAAAAAATGCCAGTGACGGCATTGTACCGTATAGCGCAATGGGATTGTAGCAGAAAAGGGTGTGCCCGGCTACATCCGGGAGGGCACGACGGAACCGGGCACGAGGTCATTTGGCCTGAGATATGGTAGCACACTTTATAAAAACTTAAAGGGTACTTTTGTACTGGGTACCGCTTTCATAGTGTGATCGTTGAGTTTCAGTTTATTATCTGCTATGATAGTTGTGGAGGTAGGCACATTATGGATACGCATGAACCAAACTTCGACGAAGAGATTGAGCGGATCTGGGAGGACACGAAACCCCCACTTGACCGGATGTACGATGTCTGGCTTGGGGAGGGGTGGGATGATCCAGAGTGCCTGAAAACTTTCGAGGTATTTGCTTTCAAGGATGTTAGCTGGAGGGGCATTGAGGTTTTGGCTAACCGTCCGTTTCCCTGTCATCTATGCGGGGAGACAAAGAGATGGACGCCTATCTTTGCCACAAGAGGCGAGAAGAGGCACATTACAGCTTTCATCCATGATGAGCATGATCCAATCTACCTGGGGCATGGCGCGATCAGGCAGGTCTCCTCAATCTCAATCGGCTTAGTCGGTACGTTCACGGAGGTTGAAGGTGGCTGATTTATGGTTTGAGTTCTCAGACGAGACTGGGGAAACCAGGACAAAAGCGGAGTTCGAGGAGTTACTGGAAGATATTCGCGAGGTCGTGAATAAACATGGCTATGATATTTCAGGCTATGCACAAGCCAATTATGGGCCTGTGGCTATCTGGTACGGCACTGGAAAAACCGATGAGTTTCCCGGACTTGATGAGTTGATCGCATCCGGGTTTATTGACGTCGATATTTCTAAGCCAATACATGATTATGGGGATAGGGATGATTGATATTGCATTATGTCTACTAGCGATTGTCTTTCCGCTTTACATCCTGTATCGAGTGCAGATTATCAGGAGGCTCCTGGCTATCATCGAAATCCAGCACAGATACGAGCACGAGGCCTGGTTAGCAGCAATGACCAATGACGCGGTTGCGTTGTTACGAGCAAGGCGGAAAAGAGATTTGGAGATTTGGCGCGTGTGCATACCGGAGGGATATTGATGGATAGGTACTTCTGTCTTTACTGCAATCCAGACATCTTTGGGAATCATGAAAAAAATTGCCCAATATTCGTAAAAATAAAAGCGGAGGAAGAAAGGAAGAAAGAAGAACCAGCAAAATCCTTTGAAGAGATGTTCGACAGGATTTTGAACAAAAAGTAGCAGCAGATAGAACATGAATAAAAACGGCCACAAAACAGCAGTTCAGGAAATTAGCGACTTTGCCATTGCTTTCGTGAAATCACACGAGGAGTTAACCGAGGCAGCGGTAAGGACTGGGTACATCGAGTGGCGTACTGTGGGCGTGCCGCACATTGCTCATATGACTGTTGTGTCTGCAGAATACAACGATGATGCCGTGATGCTCCAGATTAACGTGAGCGATCACTTCGCCAAGAGGTTGAATAAAGAGTATGTCGACCAGAAAGATAAAGGGCGGGGGAAAGAGGGATGATCACGAGCGTGCGAGAGATCGTGCCCTCGTAGCCGAATACCATCTCAAGGGATTATCTTTTGCACAGATAGCCAATGAGTTAAACAATAGGCATGGCGTGCCCTATACGCTATCGGCCGAAACTGTACGCCGGGATTACCAAACTAATATCGAGGTCTGGAATGAACAGGCCTTGACGCCAACAGGCGCAGATATCCAGGCGCAAGAGGAGCGCCTACGCCTGGTCGAGGTCGAGGCCTGGGCCGCGTGGGAGCGGTCGAAAGATCCGGCCGAACAGGTTAGGGAAGTGCAGAAGCTCATTGATATCTACGATCCAAAGACCGGGAGTGTCGTTGACCGGATCCTTGCAACAGAGTCAGTCGAGAAGCTGATTAAGGGCCAGGTCGGTGATGAGAAGTTTCTGCGTGTTGTCCTCGATTGTTGGGATAAGCGGGCGAAACTTCACGGCATGTATACGACAAAGTACCAGATCGGGATTGACGTGCATGAAGAAAAGGAAGTTACCTACAAGATGTATGGTAATGTTTCGCCAATGATGTGGGATGACCCGTCAGTCCAGGTGATTGATGGTAGGATTATGAAGGATGGACGGCCGGTCGAGATCATTGACGGCCAGGTTTTGTATTTAGAAGAGGGACAAAATGGCGACAATGCCGGACATGAAAGTGACAGTTGAACTCGATAACGAGGTGCGCGACATGTTCATAAGTGAGATCATGCACTCAGAAAAGAGGGTTATGGAGTTAGTCTTGAAAAAGCAGGAGGAGATAAACAAAGAGTTTCTGCGCAAGCAGCGTGTTTATTCGTACAGGATCATCGCGTTTACGATGTTCTTTATGACACTGTTCACCCTCTTCCTGTTGTCGAAACTGCTATGATTTGTCGAATCTTAGGGGCAACTCTTTTGCGCCCATTGCCCGGAGCGCCCGATCCTCTTTCCAGGGCGTGGCCACGATTTTTTCTACCTCTTCATTTTCACGAGGTTTTACATGAGCTTTAGTTACCAGGTCGATAGCAGAGTCCCTGTTGTTGGCTGTGATCCAAATATATTTACTCTTTCGTTTCCTGATGCTCTTGTTGAATTTACCGTCTCGATTCCGCCACTTGTGCTCCCTGGTGTATACCACGTAACAACGAAATGTTTGTGCAGACATTATGACTCCTTTGATTACACTGTGTAATCACATTATACCATGATTCTACCGTTTGAGGCTACTGATTGGCAATGGGCACCATTCCTGGATCGTAACCCGGTTATGCTGTTGTCTGGCAAACCGGGTGGGGGAAAGTCTAACCTGGCGGCTAACAAGGTGCATGCGTTCCTTTTGAAATACGCGGGTGCTACCTGGGTTGTTGCCCGTAAAGTTCGCAGTGACATGGACCAATCCACTATACCATTGTTACTTGATGACGTCATTCATATCAAGCACGAGCCTCGTTGCTGGTTTCATACAAGGGCGGATCGCGTGGTGTACGAACATCCTAATGGCCAGGTTTCTGAGCTGTTGTTTAAGGGTATGCACGGCAAGAAGGAAAGGGAGGGCTGGAAGTCTATTGGCATGAAGGGTAGTGCAGACGGGGTATGGTTCGAGGAGGCCACGGAGTTTGAGGAAGAAGATTACGATCTAGCTGATACACGTATCAGAGGCACTGCTGCTGACTGGGAGCAATTTATATTATCATGCAATCCAGATACTAGGATGCACTGGATAAACGTGCGATTGATTCTTGGTGGTGAGGCTGCGTACTATTACTCTGACTGGACCATGAATCCTCATATCGATCGGGAAAAGTACACGCAGAGAATGAGTAGGAAACGTGGTATCACGCGCGCGAGAATGTGGGATGGCCAGTGGACTGACGGTGTTGGTCTTGTTATTGATAGTTGGGAGGACAGGTATAACAAGATTACATCGCCTGATCCAAGGACCGGGAATGTCACCCCGAGCGCTGATTATATTCCGGGTGGTGGGCCAGTCGTGTGGGTTGTCGACGATGGCTACGCGGGCGAGCAAGATACAAAGACAGGATACTTTAGTGCTAAGTCGAGTCCCCGCGCATTCGTCATGGCGCAGAAACGACAGAACGGTCAACTAGCAGTTTTTGACGAGCACTATGCCGTTAAGTTACTATATCAACCACACATACTCCAGGTGATTAGAATGTGTAATCAGAAAGGTTATCCAGCGCCAGAGTATGTTTTACATGATGTATCTTCACCCACGTTAGGTAATTACTTGAAAGGTTTCGGTTTTAATGGGACAGCATACCGGGTCAAGATACAGGAAGGTATTGACGAACTCCGCAACTGGGTCGGCGCGGATACCAATGGAGTTCGCAAACTCATTGTACATCCAAGGTGCAAGCAATTGAGATGGGAATTTGGAAGCTGGGTTTACGATATTACAAAACCGAATGTGCCAATTGATGCGTTTAATCATGGGCTCGATGGTTTGCGATATCTTACCCGATACATCTCAGACGGTGAACCATTACCGGTGGATATCAGGGCACCGGGCGTGGACATGGAGGAGATCCAGGAAACAGTACGCAGGGTCATGGCTGAAGCTCAAGCGAAATCAGACAAGGTGATACAGGAATTTCTAAGGAAATCAGGCCATGACTACAGCAGTATATTTGGACAATCTGGAAAAGGTACAGAGCAAATACTTTAGTAAAAACGGCCGACGTCTTTATGACGTTGGCAATCCAATAGAGATTGCTCTTGTAGATACAGGAGACTCTTTACCGCCTTGGTGGAGTCCGTCGAGAGACAAGCGCCTTTACCAGATGATGATCGGGTCAAACCATTTGTCTGGCCTGGCTTATACCGCACTTACGAAACTAGCTAACATTCCCCTACAATTTGTCGCCCGAGACAGAAACGTCACCTCCCAAGTAGATCGCGCAGAGACCTTTGAGATGATGGTGCGTGGTTTATCTGAAGGTGGCGAGGGCCTTCGCACGGCTATGAAGCGTTTTATCCTAGATTATCTTGTGACAGATAATGGAGGATTTATGGAGATAATGGGCGAGGGGCCAGAGGATGGCCCGATCATGGGAATGCCGTGGGGTGTCAGGCATCTCGAATCCATGCGCTGCAGAAGGACAGGGGTCCTGGAATTCCCCGTTGGGTACATACATCCAGATGATGGAAAGCGTTACAAACTGCATTTTAGCCGTGTTATTTACATGTCTCAGATGACCATGGGACTTACTCGTAGAAATGGTGTTGGCTTATCAAGCGTGTCCAGGAGCCATTTGCTTGGTGAAGTGTTAAGCGGGCAGATTCTCTATAAGCTGGAGAAGATGGGTAGACGGCCGGGCACAAAGCTATTCGTTGGCGACGGAATTACTGCGCAGGAAATGATCTCCGCTTTCATGGCAGCAAACACCTTGCAAGATAATCTTGGTCTCGAACACTTTGGCATGAATGTTTACATAGGCGGGCAGGCGGTTGGCGTTACACCACATGACTTGAATAACTTCGATCCATTCGACGAAGAGACAGGCACGTTGATGGCAATGTACGCGATTGCGTATGCCTGGGGATTGAAAATCCAGGATATCTGGCCGGTTTCCGGGAGCCGTGCCAGCGATCAGATCAGCAACATGCAATCACGTGGGCGCTTGCCCGCCGACTTCATTGCCGATTTGCAAGAGCAAATGGAATTTAAGTTGTGCCCACCATTTATCAAGCCTGTGTTTTACGAGCAAGACGATGAGCAAGAAATGATGCAAGCTAACATCAGTGATATCAGATCGCGCTCAGTAGCTCGCACATCTGAATACGAGATCATTGATGCGGCCGCGCAGCGTAGGATTATGATGGAGAATAACGAAATCTCCAGAGAGGAGTTTATACGCCAGCAATTAGCTGACGGTTTCTTGGAGGATGGATCGCCAATAGCGACATTGTTCTACTCAGACGACAAGGTGATTGCCAAATTACTGAGATTCGGCGATATACCAGAACCCCTTCTGTACGAGCAAAATGATCCGGCTACAGTCATTGCGGCGATTCATGGTCAGATGGCCGAATGTTATAGGATAATGATGAGTAATAGTGTGGCCAAGAAGCGCCGGGCAAGCGAGGCCCTGGCAGCGCTGGAGTGGCTAAGAGGCCAATATCAAAAAATGACAATGGAAGCACAAGAAGATGAGTCAGACGAAGAACCCACAGAAGAAGAACGGCCAGACCAGGAATCATCAGAAGAGACAATTCCTGAAGCATGATGATCCGGTCCCAGAGGATGTACACTGGGAATGGATAGAAGTGATAAAGGCACTCCAGGCCGCGTGCAAGAACAATAACGGGTTTGCAAAATTAACCCTGAGTGTTTCCGTGCACCGTAACAAGCCTGTCCTTTGGGCACCTCCAGATGTTGTCGAGATAGAGCAAGATGAGGCTACGCGGGCAAAGTATAATCTATTGATGCTTAGTCCTAAGCGTGTGGCAGACTACAAATTTACCTCTACCACTGCAGCGGCATTGATGGCCATGAATGAGGAGGGTTGACGCCTGACTTTTTGATGTGCTATAGTTTTTAACTAGAGACGCTCTGACAGGGCCTAGTGACAATCGTCGCTGGGCCTTTTTTGTTTATTATGCCTGTAAAACTAGACGATTCTGGTAAGTGTGTGGTTGAGCCTTCTGGAAAGGTGATTGAGTGCCACGACACGCACGAGGAGGCCCTGGCCCATATGCGTGCTATCAATGCAAATGTAGAAAAAGGCATTCGGGGCTTTACTGTCAAGCAGGATAAAAACGGGATCTGGCATTGGCTTGGTATCGTTTCTAATAATTGGATAGACAAACATCTTGAATGGGTGTCGGCCAAGGCTCATAAACGCTTTGTCGAGATGATAGACAGTGGCGAGTATGGGCCAATGGTTCTTAACTCTTGGCTTGTCGATTTGCCTGGCAAGGTCGGGCAAATGTTTAAGGAGATTGGTAAGCGTGGAACACCTGACTTGTGGTACTGGCATTTGCCAATATCTATCGGATATTCGTACCTTGTTGGTTACGACGATCGTGGCTACTTGGTTGCTGCGGGTCAGCAAAAAGAAGGCGAATTCTATTCCAGCGTTTTTAAGGCTATAGCAGAAACAGATATAGATCATGGTATGTCTCATGGTATGCCAACCAGTTTCCTGAAGCTAAACGCAGACAATGAACGAATTATAGACGAGTACCTCAGTACAGAATTCACGGCCTTGCCTTTCGACCAGGCCGCGAACTGGGGTACTGCATTTTCAATTACCATGAAAGAGGCAATCATGAACATACCTAAGCACAAGTCACAAAGAATGACTGAAGTATTTGGTGAAGAGACAGTGGAACGTTTCGATGCACTGCTAAGTGAGTTGGAAATATTCGCTGAGGATTCAGAAATTCCTAGAAAGGAGATGCAAGCTATGAGCGAGCAAACAACGGCAGATAGCCAAGTCGAAGAGACTGAAGTTGAAGAGGTAGAAACCGAAGAGGTAGAAACTGAAGAGGTTGAAACCGAAGAGACTGAAGTTGACGAGTCCGACGCTGCAGATGAGGCCGTTGATGAGTCTGAAGCTGAAACCGACTCCGAAGAGGGCGAGGAAGAGGTTGATACCGGTATGGCGATGGACCCCGTCAAATTCCAGGTACCGACTGATTTCAAGCAGTTTGCCAAAGAGATGGCAGTAGCCATGAAACAAGTGGTTACTGAGATCCAGGAAGCAAACAATGCCCAACTAGCGGAGTTGCAAAAGCAACTAGACGATCAGCGTGCTCAAATCGCGAAACTGAAGAGTAATGATGAGGAGCGGATCGCGCGCAAAGCTGCGGAAACTCCCATCGCTTCCATGGCTGGTTGGCTGGCGACCGAGGTTGGATCAGTTATCGGTAAAGAAAAGACCCGTATTCACGGGAATGACGATCGAGCGCTGTATAACAAGACCAAGGTCGAGGAGCCTGAAGAGGTACGAGTACCTGGTGTTGCCCCGATGATCTCGAAGATGATCACTAGGCAGCAATCAAACCCCCGTGGAATGGTTCGTGTCCGTAGTGCAGCAGACGGCCAATAATATTAAGTGTAGGAGATTAGATAATGAATATTGCTAACCCCGCGCTGGCCGCAGAGCAAGGCGAGCGCGATCCAATGGAAGTTCTGAAGCAGTTTTACAACTACTACCAGAAAGAAAAAGCGTCACTTCAAACACACACTGGTACACTGCTTCATGGTCCGGGTGGACTCTTCAATACACCTGGATTGGATGAAGCCTTAATCAGCACCCACGTACGTGCTCGTGGCCTGGGCCAATTGCTACCCGCATTCCCCAGTCAAAGCACAAACCCCTGGTATGGATTGCTGACAGGCTTCTCCGATGATGTTGGTTCAGAACCAATATACCCCTGCGATGACGCTCCCAGTGGGTATATTAAATCGGGCACGTTGACCGCCAGGTTCGGTCGTGTGGCCCGTGGTTCACAAGATATACGTATTCCTGATACCCTGTTCCAGATTAACTCCAGCGAGACGATGGATCTCAATCTCATCGGCTCAATCCTTAACACTGACGCCCAAGGTATTCTGTACCCGAGCGATATCGACGAGGGCGGGTTGCTGGACATGGTGACAAAGGCCGAAATGATTACCATGGGTGTTCGGTTCGAGCGCAAGCTCGCCAAACTCCTGTGGGCTGGCGACGGATCCGGTGCTAACGACACGGCCGGTAGAGGCTATGTCGAATTCCCTGGTATTGATAGTCAGGTTGCTACAGGCTACACGGATGCTGAGAATAACGCTCCGATGCCGTCGGCCGACAGCACCATTTGGGACTTTGGTTATCAGGCGGTAGATGGTGGGGCAGACCTTGTAGGAGCGATGGAAGAAGTCGCAGACTACTTGGATAACCTGGCCATGGATACCGGCGTAGACCCAGTTTCTCATGTGATTGTTATGCGTCCGATGGCGTGGCGTGCTATATCGTCCATGTGGCCGATTCAGTACAACACGCAGCCTGACTACGCAACACTTGCCGGTAGCGAACATCGTGTCATCCTTGATGCGCGTGAAAACGTGCGCGATCGCGATTCTATGCGCGCTGGCCTTTACCTCGACCTGAATGGAAAGAGGTACAACGTTGTGTTGGACACAGGTATCGTCGAAGAGAACAATCAGTCCGGCACTGGATTGGCAGTTAACGAATTCGCTTCTAGCGTTTACTTCCTGCCATTGTCCATTGTTGGCAACTTGCCAGTGCTCTATTGGGAGTATCTGGATCATAAACTGGGTGTTCCTCAATCTAACCTGGTACCCGGCATGGCTACGTGGTATACGGATGCTGGCCGGTTCTTGTGGAGTTGGAAAACTGTGTATACTTGCTTCAAGCTGCGAGCAGAGACCGATCCGCGCGTTGTTCTTCGCACGCCGCACTTGGCTGGAAAAATCCAGGACATTAAGTATTCACGCAATATACCGCTCCGCGATCCTGATCCTGCGAGTGACTACTGGGTCGATGGTGGTGTGTCCGAAAGGACGACTGCAGTTCCTGTGCAGAACGCACCCTGGCTATAAGAGTCACGCAATGTTTCCGAGAAAGGCTCCCTACGGGGAGTCTTTTTCTTTTCCCTTGTACTCGCGGATCATCTTTTTGATTTCCTTGGCTGCGCGCTCTAGCATGACGTCAAATTCACTTACGAAGCTGCTAGGCTTTACGTAATCCTCGTAGTAAAACCTCATTCCGCTGGCATGAGTCCCCACCCTGATCTTCAGATAGTTTGGATCTAGGCTTGGCCCATCCTTAATAGGTATTATCTCGACCGTCAATTGTTCTATTATCATTGGTGTCACCTGACTTTATATGCTAAGGCCCCCGGATACGGGCCGGGGGCCTGGGCGCAAGTGCACGAGGCAGAGCGTTTGGGGACGACTGCCCCGTGTGTGTGAGTCATGAGGTCACAGGGACCTGAAAGTACTATAACACTTTTGATTGCATATTGCAAGCCAGATTGCAATGTGTTATCATGTTGGCGTGACAAAGAATTTACTAGCAAGAATCCCCGAGGAACTTCACGCGCGCGTTAAGGCAGAGGCAGAGGAGCGAGGCATCTCGATGGCCCTATTGACTATCTATGCCTTGGAGGAGTACCTAAATACAGTGCATGTCTCCGCCGACTTTGTGATTGATCCGCGTTTTGATCCGAATGTGGGTGGGATTGTTGCGCTAAAGATAAGTCGTGATGAGCTAATAAAACTTGAAAGCAAGTGGAGGAAGGATGGTGGGATTGAATTACAGGACGGCCAAGGGATTTCTGAGGCCGGAGGAGCGTGAGTTCCTTCATCATATTGCTAAGTCAGCGGGGAATTTAGGAGTTATTTTGAATATAGGTACAGAGCATGGCGCATCACTCGTTTGCTTCAGAGAAGGAAACCCTACGTGCATTATCTGTGGGATGGACCTGGACAATTCAAAGGCACCGGACAGCCTAGGTGTTGAGTTCATAACTGGCGATAGTTCAAAATTGTTCGAGCTATTTGGAAGGGCTTACCCGGTTGTAGACGTTTTGTTTATCGACGGAGATCACACGTACCAGGGTGTGATCGCCGATACGTCTTACACGCACCTGGTGGACATTGGAGGCTATGTTATCTTCCATGATTGTTACGATTTTCACCGTCCATACAATAGTGCTGGCGAGCCTCGTGTGCATGACCTGGTTCCTGGTGTTAACCAAGCTGTATCAGAGTGGTATACCAGTTTCAGCAATTGCTGGAGAGAACAAGGATCTGTGGGAACTATGCGGATTTTCAAGAGGTTGAGCTGTGTTTGAGTACTTATCTTCCTGGCCAATTATCCTAGTTACTGGCCCGCAACGTTCGGGCACTGTCATCTGCTCTAGGATGATAGAGCACGATCTTGATGGATACACGCATCTTGATGAGGGGTTATGGCAGGTATGGGACGGCGAAAAAGCCAGGGATTTAGCAGATGAGCGCCAACCCTGTATCTTGCAAGGTCCTGGGATCTTAAAAGATGCGCTGCGTTTTAGCGATCCGAATTGCTGCGTTGTCTTAATGAAGCGTGATGTAGAGGATATCATCGCCAGTCAAAGTAGGATTGGATGGAACATTTGGGCAGAGCGCGAGATACAGTACTATGTTAATTTGCTGCCTGATTCCCATATACTGACGGAAGCTGCTGTGTGGGTTGCTACTGCTAAGTACGACTACTGGGAAACATACGTTCGTGACTACTTGTCGTACTGGAAAGAGGTTGAGTACGAGTCTTTATCAGAGCATCCATTATGGGTGCCAAAGGACAAAAGGAGGCATTTTGGTGCAAAGCAATACAAGCAGGGATCTGACAATTATCATACCAACGTACAATCGGCCTGAAATTCTTGTCGAAACAGTTGATTTACTGCTTAGTAATCTCGTGTACTTCGACGAGCAAGGTAATAGAGAACCAGATGTTCACGTATTCATTGGGAATGACGGAGATGATTTTGACCCAAAATATCTGTTAAGCGATCGTGGCGAGATCCGCATCTATAAAGGTCCTGGTAGGGGTCTTGGCGCTAATCTCAATATGTTGCTCAGTAAGGTTGAAACACCGTTGGTTATGCAACTCGACGACGATCATCACCTTATCGACCATCTCGACATCACCGATTATGCACGAGACTTGTTTACAGAGGAACTCAACATAGGTTGGATACGCCTATTTATGGGCGAGGAAAAAGATGCGTACAATCTGGGCAAGTACTACAAATTCAAGGCTGCTAACTATGGACCATACTGGTACCTGGACGTGGAAGGGCCTGAGCTATACCTGGCCTCAAATAGGCCACATATCAAGCACATGAGGTTTCACTGGGTTTACGGCATGTATGACCAGAGTGTGAAATTAGGCCAAACAGAAGTAAGATGGTGTGCGAATTACAAGGCCATGAGAAGGGAACAACCAGAGTGGAACATTATGCCATGGGTTGTGATTCCTATGTTTGGCCTTAATCTTGGACAATGGATGCACGTGGGAGATAGCTGGCAGAAAAAAGGGTTATAAAATGACCGAGCACGCACCACCAATAGCATTCAGGATAGGCGCTGCAGCATGGGCCAGTGCGCTTGCTGCCTCTCTTCTTGATGGGGATTTGACATGGCTTGAATTTGGCCGTGCTATTGTTCTTGGCGTCTTTATTTGGGCGATTACTTATGTTGTCGTCTACGTTGCCGAACAGTATCTATATGAGTCCGGCCGCATGAAACGGCCGTACTGGATGACAGGCGAGGAACATCCGGTCGACGAAATGAAGCGCATCATAAAAGATCGCGGAGCTATCGTCGAGGTGCCCGCAGACATGGGCAACGCTTACGCACCTATTGGCGTAACCGCTGATGGCAAACCCATGACGCCTTCTGCTTCAGAAGAAGTTAGTGTGCTATCGAAGCTAATTTCTCTAGCGCACGCCATTGAGGAGGGCATGGACAAGATATCCAAGCGTCAATTAGAATCTTATGGTGTCATACCGGATAGATTTTCGACAAGCGGGGATATAATCATTGATTACCTGGTTTCACATAACCTGGTGGATGACATCGGAAATAGCCAGTACGCTGTGACGGAGCGCTTAAAGGCTTTTCTAACTCAAACCACTGGAGTGAAATATGACGAACGTATTCGAGCAAATTAGGGTAAAGTGGCAAGACAGCCCGTACATTATGTATGTGTTTGGACTTGCCCTATTTCTTTTCTTGTCTGGCATAATCCTATTCATGGAGGATGCTAAGTCGTCTCGTGATGGATTCGAGGCCCTAGAAATTGCATTTGGCGTCGAGTTCGGGAACTGGCCCATTACCTACTGGGTGATTGGCTTTATACCGCAAGTCGCCCAAGTGTTTTTCATGTACCTGTTCATGATGGATACAAAGAAAAACTACTGGGCACTAGCAATCGTTGCCTTGTTCTTCACAATCGACTTTGTAAGCGATGTTCAGGACCGCTCTGGTCGACAGATGTTTCCGTTGGATGGAAGTGGGCCACATTTGTTTACGCCAGCAATCGCGATCGGCGCAGCTTACACGCTCACATTTATTACGATTGGTTCAGAGCTATTTCTAAGTGCTACTGTTGGCGTTCTTCTGGCTATCTGGCCACATGTTATCAGTCAGCTTGGCATACAGCGTAACCAGATTCAACGCACGAGTGGCAACCGGAGGATGACGCATGGGCGATCCTAGGCCGTCACTTGGTATTCAACCGGTACCAAAAACACCAGAGGGCAGGTTTCCAAAGGTTAAAAGTCGCACGCTGTCATTGCCTGACAGGGCACTTGTGGCATACAGGAAACCAAAGAACATGCCCGAAGAGGAGTTTAGTAGGTTCATAAATACGGCTGCTCACCAAATCCTTGCCAGGTTTAATGTCAGAACCATTGTTGTTGGTGTCGAGAACTGGGGTGATCTCAAGGTTCTTGACGAGGAAGCAATGGCGAGTGTTGGCTATATTCACAAGGATCGCATCTTCTTGCTCAAGGAAGATGTTGATATGAGCAAGTATACCGAGGATGAGTTAAGGGACATTATGACCAGTTCGGCGATGATCCAGGCGAGGATATCTGGGGCCTCAATATTCGACTCAGGTAATGAGGTTGATGAAGAAGAATAGTAGGCGTCGTGTTGATGTTTCCGAGGTTGTTCTTGAGGAGGAGAAGCCAATACCTTCGCTGAGTCGTTACCTTGTGGACTCTCTGGATGAGCGAGACAGGAGATTTGTAGACCTAGCGAAAAGCGCTTCCGAGAGATTCGATAGGCTTGTTCAGGCGTGCCTGCGTGATGGAAGCATAGATCCAAGCGAGGCCGCGATGCTTGTTCAGGAGCATAACAGGCTGCAGGCCAGGAGCCGGGACGCACTTAGACAAAGGCTGAGATTATATGGCCAAGAAAAAGCAATTGATAGATTGAACACGTCTTACATGTACCCAGAAAGCAAGGTGCCAGATCGACCTGAGCCTAATATCAGTTACGCCTATCAGATCGGGGATCCGTTCATGCCTATATTTGAGGCATATCTTGACTTTGTCGATAGTGCAATCGACAACGCTGGGAAGGTCGTGGTCATGCCGAAGCAAAGAAGGCGAATTATCTGGTTGATGATAGTTGGTCCGGCAATTGTTTTGTGCGCACTCAAACTACTAGGTGCTATATGAAAAGCCAGCAATTAGACGACATCTACGACTGGTACGCTCAAAAGAAAAGCGACATCTACGAGAAGTGCGCTTGCGAGAAGTGGACTGAGAAGAAATTAGCTGACAAGATACAGGACCTTGACCAGGACTTTTATAGCAGGCTGGCCAAGGTAAGAGGTGGTTAATCGTGTCATTTGGTCGACCTAGATTTACCAAGAATGAAATGTTGGAACTGGACGCTTGGTGGGCATGGCGCATTATGAAGGCCAAGGAGGAGGGTAGATGGCCTCCCAGGTGGAAACCAGCAAAACGTAATAAACGTTGGAGAAATAAATGAGTCGAGTCAAAGTATCAATGACACCACACGCTGATGATATGCGAGGGAAGGAGCACTCTGGCATTGCTCAGGTAGTCATCAATTGGTCTAAACATTTGCCAAAATATGGGATTGACCTAGTCGCTCCAGGTGAACCGGCCGATCTTTCGATAGGGCATATAGTGTCCAACTTGGATGCAGATATACATGTCACACATGGCTTGCTGTGGACAGAGGAAATTAAACTTGGCAAGTACGCTTATGGGGTTAATGCGAATCTTGCTAAAGCTGCAGTGAATGCTCACACTATAATCGCGCCGTCGCGATGGGTTGCCGATGTTTACCGTCGCGACTTACACAAGCATGTGCACGTGGTCGGGCATGGCATAAACCCAAATGAGTGGGAGCACAATTACAGGCGTGGCGATTATGTGCTATACACAAAGAATCGTACATCTGATGGCCTAGATCCTGGACAGATTAACGATGTTGCCAGGGCCATGCCACACACGACGTTTTATACTACATTTGCGACTAGGGATTCGCCGCCAAACGTCGTTACGTATGGAGGCACGGTTCCATTTGAAGAGATGAAGCGCCATATCCAGGAAGCGGGTGTGATCTTTATGCCCGATCGCGAGACCTGGGGCATAGCTGCGGCTGAGGCCCTGGCCTCTGGTGTTCCTGTATGTAGCACGAGTGCTGGAGCGGTTAAGGATTTCGTGGAACACGGGCGAACGGGTTATATCTACAGAGATCACAACCTAAACGATGCGATACAGGGTATAAAGTATTGCCTGAAGCATGGCAGCATCCTTGGGCAAAACGCCAGGTGGGTGGCCAAGAAGGAACTTGACTGGAAATACAGCATCAGCATGCTGGCCACGATCATTCATAACGTGTACGATGAAGTGGTCTACAAGGATAAATTGTACCAGGCTGGCAAATTGGACACGGTGGCCGTGGTTATAACATCGCATAATTATGGCGACGTAGTGGGAAAGGCTATCGACAGTGTACTAGCTCAAACAAGGATGCCCGACCACATTATCGTTGTTGATGACTCCTCAACCGACAATACGAAAGACGTTGTCGAGAAGTACACCAAGACAATATCGAGCATTGAATATTTGCGGGTTGACCTACAAAACGTTGCTCTTGCCAGGAATGCCGGAATATACCGTACGGATTGCAACTTTGTCGTTGTTCTTGATGGAGACGACCAGATCAAGCCTGACTTTGTGAAGGATTGCCTTAAACCACTCGTGGGTGATAAGACGATTGGCTTTTCTTATTCTGGCAGCGAGGTTATTGATTACCAGAAGGGCGGCGAGCATCTTGCACCACCTGGTCTGGCAAAAGAAATGGGTTTACGAGCCCATAAGCCATGGCCAACAATGGATGTTAACAAGCAATTTATCGAGGGTTTGGCCAACCAGTTTCCCGCGTGCGTGATGTTCAGGCGCAAGGCCTTGATAGAGGCGGGTGGGTATATGGCTCGCTACGCTCCGAGAGGTGCTGGCACTGAAGATGCAAACCTGTATCTGAGATTGCTGGCGCATGGATGGAAACCACAGATGGTGAAGCCAACGCCAAATAACTTGTGGGTACATACTCATGGATTAGGCCATGTATCTGGTGCAAGCGATTTCACCGAAGTTAATTGGCGAGCGTGGCAACCATATACGCGGGATTACAGATTCCCGTTTGCTGCTGTTGCTACACCGAAGAACCTGTCGCATCCAGTACGCTCGTACGAACCAAAGGTCTCTATCATTATCCCAGTCGGCAAGGGTCACGAGATTGTCCTTGCAACTGCCTTGCATAGCATTGAAGCACAGGAGTACAGGAATTGGGAGGCGATTGTTGTTTGGGATTACAACTTTGATTACGATATCATGGACTATTACCAAAACGCCTTTCCATTTGTGCGGTACGCTGAAGCATACGCACATAGCTACTGGACTGGCGAGCTAGTGCCTGGTGGACCGGGCCACGCAAGAAACATTGGTGTGCGCATGGCCAGCGCCGATTTTGTCACATTCCTTGATGCAGACGACTGTTATGGACCAGAGTTCTTAACCTACGTGAATCCAGAAATAAGCAAGCAAACAAAGTCAATCGTGTACAGCAAGTACTACTCAAAGATGAGTAAGAATATGCTACCTCGTCTGCAAGGACACGTTGTCAAGGAAGAAGGCGATCACGTTATCGTGGATTATAGTTTCCGTCCATTCGACCGGGAACGTGCCATGCTCAGACCAGATGGGGATCGGCCATATGTGTGGTCAGGAGTTAATATCCTGCTACCGAAGATGTGGCATGAGGCTATTGGCGGATTTGATGAGGAGATAAAGACATGGGAGGATTGCTTATACCTGTATCGCCTGGCATGGCAGGGATACCCGTTTCACAGGGTTGATATGCCATTATGGGTATATAGCTTTACTGACGGGGCCAGGAGAGATAAAAGCGTAGGACATGAGGCAGAGTTAATGGCCTATCTTCAAAACGAGTACGATGCTGTGCATCAACCCGAGCAAGAGGCTATATCCTATGCCATGTAATTGTCAACAGGAGTACACAGTGGAGCAAGCAACAGGCAAAAAGGTTTTAATCATTTACAACACCCGTAACGCTGGCAAGCATATGGTTACCGGTTCTGCGACAAAGCAATCTTACGGCTACAGAAAGGGTGGTGACAGATTCGAGGTGTACGAGGCCGATATGCGAGTAAGGCCCGATCTCTTTCGACCAGTCAACCCGATAGTGCAGCCGAAACGAGTTGTCGCGATGCGTAGCGATCGCGCTGATAGGCAGCAACGTGTTGCCAGGATCATAGAGGAAAGACAAGGCAAGCCACCTGGCGCGGTACCGGCACCCCCACCACCTCCTCCGCCAGAGGCAATTGATCGAGATGAAGTCAAGCACGGCGAAAGTGTCGTACATGTGCTCAAGAAAATGCCGGATAATAAAATGGAGTGGCCGATTGAGGAATTGGATTGGTCAAAGACCAAGGTAAATGCCGGGCATATCAAGCTACTAAAGGACAACGGGATAAATAAATTATCCGATCTCGACAACACGAGTCAGGCTGACTTGCTGCGTATTAGCGGCGTTGGTCCGGCTACTGTTCGTAGCTTGTATAGCATGAAGAGCAAATACGATTTGTGATTTTTTGAATCCGCGCATTTAGCCATGCTATAATGCGTGCACGCATCGCTCTGACAGGGCCTAGATTTTTCTAGGCCCTTTTTGTTTGGAGACGTTATGGATTTCTTTGATTTTGTCGTGATTGGCCTGGCAACATGGCGCATTGTCAATTATATCTACGACGATAAGTGGGCAGGTCCATTCGATCTACTTCACAAGCTCAGGTACGCAATTGGTATCAGGTACGATGAGCGCAGTCGACGTGCTGTTGTGGCCAAGCCGGTCTGGAAGCGGGAACTTGCCTCGATGCACAACTGCCCTTACTGCATGTCAATCTGGTATGGCTT